CAGATTTGAAGAAAAGATGGAAGCGTATAATAAGTATCGCGAAGATTCTTGGGATAGAATGAATAAGTTCAGTGAAAAGCTTGATAGAATAGAAGATCAAGTAAAAGATAATGCACACACTGTGCACGTAATTAACAAGTTGTTCTGGATAGCTATAGCTGTAGGCGCCAGTGCAATCGCAGCCCAGATATGGATGTAAGGAAACACAATGAATAAACACACAATTAGCAAAATGGCTGCGGCGTTGCAACAAGTCGCAGAAAGTAAACTTAACGAATTTGAGATCCCGGAAACTATTCAAGCTGCAGAACGCACTGCGTTTCACGGCGCGGCCGCTGGTGCTCATAAAGCTGGTAAATCTCATTTTAATTTTTCTGGTAAAAAATACCCAGTTACTATGAAAAAAGATACAGCAAATGCTATTGCTGACCAAAAAGAAAACAAGGGCGAAGAAGAAGTGGTAATGAATCCTAAAAAGGATAAGAAAGATAAAAAAGATCCCAATGTAGAAGCTGAAATGGCTACTGAAGAAACAGTAAACGAGCTTGATAAAAAGACTCTAGGCTCTTATATTAAAAAAGCAGGAGTTGATAGAGAAGTCCAGAAAGCCAAAGCTGCTCGTCATGCGGATGCTGGTGATATGGCTGATAAAGATAAAGACATGTATAAGCATTATGCTAAGTCTCAACGTGCTACGGATAAATCTAACAATCGTGTAAAGGGTATTAACAAAGCTGTGGATAAGCTTACTGCTAGCTATAAGAGTGAAAATAGTAAGGCGTCTTTAATGAAGAAGATTGCAAAAGCAGCTGCCACTACAGAAAAGGGTAAAGCTGCAGTAACACTTCCAAAGGCTCCTTTTGAAATTCCGAAAAAGGAATCAGTAGAATGGCCAGTATATTCTCGTATTATGGAAAAGCGTGCTGATCACTATAAGAGCGCCACAGCTCCTGAAGATTGGAACGAAAAAGAAAAAAATAATGCCGGTTCTATGAAAATGAAAGCTGATATGAAAGCGAATAGTCCAGACGTTATTGATATAGAAAAAGATGGACATGATGATGCATCTAAAGCAGCAAGATCAGGGCCTGCTACAAAGGCTAGATCTAATGATAATAAAGCTGGTGATAAAAAAATAATCAATCCAGCTAAAGGTGTAGTAACTAAAGAAACCTAAGGAGATTTATATATGGCTATGATTAAACCACCTGCATGGTGTGCTGACGCGATTCCAGGTAAAAACGGTTGGACTGATGCCAAAACTGGAGAAGTTTATCAGTCTAATCGTTTTACTAAAGCTCAGATTGATGAATTTATGGGAGTATCTACACCTCCTGCTAAAGTTCAAAAGCCTGTACTAGAAGATTTAACAGATCTTATTACTGAAGGCAAAATTCGTGCAGCTGAAATTGAAATGGAAAAAGACTTAGAGTATACTAAGGATCCAGATGATATATCTAATATGAATAAAAAAGAACTAGAAAAACTAGCTCGTGAGCATGGAGTTGAACTCGATCGTCGTAAATCTAAAAAAGCACTACTTACACAGCTTCGATCTATTCTAAAATAAAGATTAATGAAATTATTTGATAAACTGAGTGAGGACAATTTTGTCTTGTACGCAGCAAGACATTATTATAAACCCAATGTCATTGACGCTGAAGAATTCTATGATGATTTAAAAAGATTTATTTATCTTAGAAGATTGCTTAAAAAATATTATGGAGGCGGCGAGCTATCAGAAAGATTGATACTAAATCATATAATAGTTATTTTTAACTTATTTGATGTTGAGGCCTCGCTGAAAATGTTAGACTATCAAATAGAAAATAAGTATTGGCCTATAGTAAAACCGTTTTTAGTATATTTAAGGCATATCCATAATAATCAGTATACGCAAATTGATATGGATAAAGAAGTAATAGAGAGACTAAGGAAAATATAATGGGTATTATAAAAAGAGCTGGTGACTTAGTTTACACCTTCAGGTTTCTTAGATTGCTGACAACTGCCTTCGAAGATACAGAAGCTTATAAGCTTGGTATTATAGATAAGGATGGTAAAAGAATTAAAAGCTATGATCTCGATAATATGGAAAAACGAGATGACTATAGAAACTACTTTACGCCGTTCCATCGATTAGTTTTTAATATTAAAAAGTTAATGGCCAAAGTACCAGGCGGAAAAACCAAGTTTGCATCATATGCAGCTGCTCTTTTTTTATTGAAAGAAAAGTATAGTATAACTGATAAACAAATTAAAGAGGGAATGCTTCATTTTGGTATCGACACTCTAGATTTTTTAGACGAGCAAAGTGACTGGTTTGTTCTGGAGGATACAAGTCTATCTCCTGGAATTTACAAAGTTTTAAACTCTAAAGTTTTAAATGATACTATGTCTGAAATGGTTATGCCACGAGATAAAATACGAGTTAACGATAAATGCTATCCTATAGGTGAAATGTTTGGAATAAATATATACGAAGCTACTCATATAAGAACTAATTCTAAAATATATGTTTCAGTTGGTGAATTAGCCAGATGACACCTAAATGGAAAAAAGCTGGGCCCAACGGTGAACAAGAAATAAAATTTCCTACCGGTCGTAAATTCCTTGTTGAAAAACAGTTGGACGCAAATTTGCGACATAGGGGAGAGTGGAAAGTAATGGAGTGGGATGCTCGTACTAATGATTGGGAATGGGGCGACACGTATAGTCCTAAAGGATATGCCAAAGAAATGGTAATGAAAATGGGTCAATACGATAAAAGAGGTAAAAAGGTGGCAGACTATTCAAAAACATTTAAGTTCGAATCTGTAGATGAAGAAGTCACTACTACAGCTGATGCTGGCATACCTCACGATACAAAGGATATGGGCCCAAGTAGATTACCTACGAATATATTGCGTAGGGATATTGGGCGGCCTATTAACGTTACTGATAGGCGGCGGAGAAAGGATAAGACTCCTAGAATATTAAAAAAGTTTAGGAAATATATAGATGGCTAAATTATATTTAATTATTATTGTAGTAAGCTTATTAAGCGGCGTCGGTTATGGCGGATATAACTATTATATCTGGTCAGAAGCTACAATAGGGACTTTAAGAGAGAATAATGTAAAACTTAAAACTGCAACAGAAACGCTACAAGATACTATTGTACAGATTGAAGCTAATGCAGAAAAAAATGAAGAACTAAATAAAAATTTAACAAAACAACTGCAACAATCTCAGCAACACTTAGATAAACTCAGAGGTGTATTTGCTAAGATAGATTTGACTATGGAGGCGTTAACAAATGCACAAGGACTTGAAGACAGAGTTGACCGGGCGGTCGGCAGATTACTCGAAAAAATTGAATCTGAAACTACTCCTGCCAGCGATGAGCCTGATGCTCCTGACGGGGTGTCTGGGAGGTAGAGCACCCGAGACTGAAGTAGTACTTCAAACAGAATATTCTAAACAAAACGTTCCTATTCAAGAACGTCCTAAAGCTGTACAGTTTCCTCCTGTCGATTGGTATGTGGTAACTGAAGAAAATTTAGACGAAAAACTAGCAGAGCTTGAGGCCAAGACTGGCAATGTAGTGTTCTTTGCAATTACTCCGAAGGGGTATGAAAACTTGGCGTTAGGTATTGCTGAAATGCGTAGATATATAAAAGATACTCAAGCTATTATTGGATATTATGAAGAAGCGCTGACTGAAGAAGCTCCAGAAGCACCTGTAAATCAAAATACAGAATAGATCTATCCACTCCAAAAAACTCTTAATTTATTATACACGGATTTCCAGGTTTGTAAACCCATAAAACGCATAAAAAAATAATATTTTTATTTTAAATATTACTCTTTTTGCCGTTTCCAATTCCGTGAAAATGATATATAATCCTACCAATAAAATAAATTATTACACACCCGTGCAAAGATACGCTTTGCGCGTACAATGTTTCTTTCCAAAACCGAGGTTATCATATGCTAAAAGTAGTTACTAATTCCCAAGATATTAATACCAGACATCTAATGTCACAAACAAAATTTTACGAAGGCTATAGTAGATGGAGTGATGATGAATCCAGATACGAAACTTGGGAAGAATCAGTATCGCGTGTTATGGACATGCATAGAGACACTTACAGCGATAAGATGTCAGAGGATTTAGAACTACTAATTAATGAAGCAGAAGCGTCTTATAAACTTAAGTACGCGTTAGGAGCTCAACGTGCTTTACAGTTCGGTGGAGAGCAGCTTAAAAAGCACCAGATGAGAATGTACAACTGTACTTCTTCTTATGCAGATAGAGCAGCTTTTTTCGGTGAGTTGTTTTATATCTTGTTATGCGGCGCAGGTGCTGGTTTCTCAGTGCAAACTCACCACATTGATAAGCTGCCAAACGTTGCTGAAAGAAAGAAGCAAGCAAAAGGTTATGTGGTAGAAGATTCTATTGAAGGTTGGGCAGATTCATTAGCTGTTCTTATGTCTTCGTTCTTTGCAGACAAAAGCACTCATCCTGAGTTTGCAGGTCGTAAAGTTTATTTTGATCTAAGTCATGTTCGCCCTAAAGGAGCTAAAATTAACGGTGGTTTTAAAGCGCCTGGTCCAGAGCCACTACGGCGTGCACTCGATAAAATCGAACACATGTTACAAGGTATAGTTCTTACAGGCCGTGACCGCTTAAAACCTATTGAAGTATATGACATTTGTATGCATGCTGCGGACGCTGTGTTAGCCGGTGGTGTACGTAGGTCTGCAACTATATGTTTGTTCTCATCTGATGATCAGGAGATGATTAATGCTAAAACAGGGAATTGGTTTATCGATAACCCTCAAAGGGGCAGAAGCAATAATTCAGCTGTTATCGTCAGATCCGAAATTACTCGTGAAGATTTTAAGAAAATCATGGGATCAATCAAAGAGTTCGGAGAGCCTGGATTCTACTTTGTCGAAAACAGAGACTTTACGACTAATCCGTGTGTTGAGATTGGTATGTATCCGCAAATTGATGGAGAGTCAGGTTGGCAGGGATGTAACCTCACAGAAATCAATGGAGGAAAATGCACATCGAAAGAGGAGTTCTTTAAAGCCTGCCGAGCAGGAGCAATTATGGGAACACTCCAAGCAGGATATACAAACTTTAAATATCTCGGAGAAACCAGCCAGCGTATCTTTGAAAGAGAAGCTTTACTTGGCGTCTCAGTCACAGGATGGATGAATAACCCTGAAGTTTTGCTTGATAGTGATATTCAGAAACAAGGCGCAGAGATAGTAAAAGCAGTTAATAAAGAAGTTGCTGATTTAATTGGTATTAATCCAGCAGCTAGAACAACCTGTGTTAAGCCCTCAGGTAATGCTTCAGTGCTGCTGCAGACTGCCTCAGGCATCCACGCTGAGCATGCACCAATGTATCTGCGCCACATTCAGTTAAATAAGGAATCCGAAGTTGCGCAGCTTATTGCTAAAACAAATCCATACATGGTTGAAGAGTCTGTATGGTCAGCTAGTAACACTGATTATTGTGTAGGTTTTCCTGTAATATCACCAGAAGGGTCTCTTTATAAAGAAGACTTGTACGGAACAGAGCTTCTCGAAAAAGTAAAAATGGTTCAGCAGAACTGGGTAGAAGCTGGAACAAATGAAGATCTATGTGCCGACTCTCGTATTAGGCATAACGTATCAAATACTGTAACCGTACTTCCGCACATGTGGCCGCAAGTAGAAGATTATGTTTTTGATAATAGAGACGCATTTGCTGGTATTAGCTTCTTGGCAGGGTCTGGCGATAAAGATTTTGCTCAAGCTCCTATGACAGAAGTATTATCGCAGGATCAGATCGTAGAAAAATACGGTAAGGCTGCGCTGTTTGCTTCTGGATTAATTGTAGATACTCGTAAGTGTGGATTTAGAGATTTGTGGGAAGCTACCTCAACTGCTCAAATGCCAGAAGAGTACCTCGGTGAAGTATCAGATATTAGAGCGGAATGGATTCGGCGCTTTAATAAATTCGCTGATAACTATTTTATGGGAGATCCTAAAGAAACTGAGTACTGCTTGAAAGATGTATTCCTTCTACACAAATGGACAAAAATTCAGCAGAACTTTGAAGGTGTTGATTTTGTAGCTCAGCTCAATGAGAAGAGATTTACGGATATCGACACAATGGGTGCTATTGCCTGTCAAGGTGGCGCATGTGAAATTTCTTTCTAGTATAGATACTATCGACTATAAGGAGAAAAAATGGAAGAAGAGTATTGGACAGAATGTATAGCCTGCGACACTGAGTCCCAGGTCTTAGTAATCGATAGCGAGGAAACACCTCAGTATTGTCCTCTTTGCGGTTCTCCAATGGATTTTGAAACAGTTGAAGATGATTAAGCGGAGACAACGCAATCTGGTACTATAAAGAAAATGAATTTAACGAAACCCCTGAGGAATATCAGGGGTTCGTTTACCAAATAACAGAAAAAGATACCGGTATGAAATATATTGGAAAAAAGTTTTTCTGGAAACCTAAAACTTTACCTAAAAACTCAAAGAGAAAACGCCGTGTTAGAACAAGAGTAGAATCTGACTGGCGTAAGTATTATGGATCGAGCAAAGAAGTAAAGCTTTTAGTAGAAGAAAAAGGACCTGATAATTACCACAGAGAAATATTAAAACTGTGTAAAACCAAGGGCCAGTGTAATTACTATGAGATGAGATACCAATTTAGATATGACGTTCTTCTTAAGCCAGAAGAATATTATAACGCTTTTATTGGAGGAAAAATTCATAGAAAGCATATTTTAAGTGTACATTGTGCAGAAGACGTGTTAGAATAGTTTTATGTAACCGGAGATTATTATGATTATTATTGATTATTCTGCAATTGCTATCAGCAACATTGTAACACAGAAATTAGACATTCAGGAGGATATGATTCGTCATATGATCCTTAATTCAATCCGCATGTATCGTGCAAAGTTTAAAGATAAATTTGGTGAAGTTATTATGACTGGTGATGCTGGTAATAACTGGAGATACAATGAGTTTCCTCAGTATAAAGCTGCACGTAAGAAAAATCGTAAAGAATCTAAAATGGATTGGCAAGAAGCCTTTCGGATTATCAATCTGGTTTGGGAAGAACTTGGTGAGCATTTCCCATATAAAACTATTAAGATTGATGGCTGTGAAGCTGATGATGTGATTGGAGTTCTTGTAGAACAGACACAAGAATTTGGCCAACACGAAGAGGTAATGATTATTTCTGCTGATAAAGATTTCGCTCAGCTTCAGAAATATGGAAACGTTTCTCAGTTTTCTCCAATGACAAAAAAGTTTATTAAAGAAGACCATCCAAGAAAGCAGTTGCTTGAGCTTATACTAAAGGGCGATACGTCTGACGGCGTTCCAAATGTATTAAGCGATGACAACGTGTTCGTAAACGGTGTACGCCAGACCCCATTACGAAAACCTATTATTGAGGCACTTATGCAGGATCCAAATTCTCAAGGTGAAAATGTATTACGTAATATACAGCGTAATAGAATTCTTATTGATCTTGAATCTACACCTCAAGTACTAAAAGAAAAAATTATATATAGTTATGACAACCAAAATAAAGCAAACAATAGAGGAAAGGTATTCCCCTATCTTGTTGACAAACGATGTCGTAGATTATTAGAAGACGTAAAGGACTTCATTTGATATGGTAAATAAACCACGCGTACCTTATTGCTTTGAAATTTTAGAAAAAGTTTCGAAAGCAAAATCTAAAATAGATAAAATTGCTATATTGCAAGAACAGCGAAACAACTGGCCTCTTCAAGATATTTTAAGAGGAACTTTTGATGATACTGTCCAATGGCTTCTGCCTTCTGGATCTGTACCATACGAACCAGCTGAAACTCTATCGCACGCATCTGATTGGACCTCAAATAATAAGAAGCTGGCTTACTTTGTAAAAGGTGGCCCAGGCGAAAAAG